CTACCCGACATTTGCAGTACCGGAAATGGACGCATCCGATACATGTTTTTCCTTTTCGATTGTCATTTGCCGGATTCGTTCCTCTAAGCGTCCGATTTCTCTATCTTGTTCCCTGATGATTTCTTCTTTTTCGCGAATCAAGGCAAGGAGAGAGGAGAGTTCCGGGGTTTGGGGCTTGTTTGAGGCTGGTGTATCCGTATGAAACATTTCTCCTTCACCCATAATAACCCATTCTATATTAATATTTGGGTATGATAATTTCATACGGCGAAGTAGGTCGATAGATAATTTCTTCCTCCCGGATTTTATATCGCTAATCCCTGCTTTATTAGTTTGTAAATTGGCTGCAACTTGTACATAGTCGGCAATCACACCTTTAGACTTCAATTCGTCGATTATGCTTATAAATCTGAGATTTTCATTCATATTTGCTTCTAAGTATGAAAAATTACACTAAATCGTTTTGAAGCATGAGATATTCATACTATCTTTGTGACGTGTTCAAAAAAGAACACCGCGCCAAAGATACAAAAAAGGCGTGTGATTAGCGATTTTTAAGTATAAGATTATGAAAGAGACATTATTGATGAAAGTAGATCCCAAGACGCTGGATAACCTGATGAACGAATTAACCAGTGCCATTATTCAGATGAAAGATGTAGAACCAGTGCAGAATTCAAGATTTAAAGATGAGGTCTATACAATGTGTGTATGTTTTCAAGCAGAGCTGCTGCAGACCATTCGGAATGTGGAATTAAAGAATCAATCAAGTAAAGATACTCAGGATAACCCAGCGTGACGACCCGGAAGGCGTTAAGAGACGGGTGACAGTGTGGAAAGACACACGGGAGTGCATGGTTCTTGCGCCGGGGTTCGATTCCCCGGACTCCCTCCAATATTAATCATTAAAATAAGTGAGATATGAACAAGAGGTACATTCACATTACGAAAGCTGACCGCGACTTTATTGCAAAGGCGCTCAACGTGACAGAGAAGACTGTTTATAACGCTATCCGTTTTGATGACCGTCGTGGCAACTCCGAACTCTCTGCAAAGATTCGTAAGTTGGCCATGGATCGTGGCGGTATTGTGATGGTTGTTATTCCGGAGGTGGAGGTTTTTCACGACTATGACAAAGTATCCCGCCTATATTGTCCCAATGGTGCTCTTATAGAGCTTGACCGCAAGGATGGTAGCGGCCAGGTAATATTCAAGGGAGAAACGGTGAAGACTTACGAGCATGTGATGGTTGCCGATATTAACCAAATCCAAGCGTTTGCATCGGCATTGAGATAGGAGGCGGCTATGTTGGTGTATTACGGTAACATACAGTGTATTTCTGCACGTGAGCTCATAGATGGCGGCTATATCACCGAATCCTGTTATAGGAACTGGGTGAACCGTGGCCGTATCAAGGTGGTGCGCCGTGGTGGAGGTGCTGCTGGAAATTGCGCGTTGGTCGCCCTCAATAGCCTGCCTACCGAGTGTCTGGAACGGGTGAAGGAAGACAACCCCGGTGGAACAGAGCAGGCACTTCGCCACTGGATACTATCAAACTATGTGCTGGATCAGGCTGCAGTAGCCTATTTTTTGGAATGGTCTGCCCATTCTTCCAGCAAAAGAGCTACAGACGAACTTGCCCGGAAATATGCGGTGAATGCTTCCGTGTTGAATACTTGTATCAAGCTTTATAACAGAAGCAATGACTACCGCAAACTGATGGGTGAAAAATATAACTGGGACATGATGGCCACCACCATCGAGACCCTGCGCGAAGACTTTGGTCATGACCTTCCTGCCAGTACCCTGCGCTTCCGAAAGAAAGTGAACGAATACAAGCAGTACGGTTACGAATGTCTGATAACCGGTAAGTTCGGCAACCAGAACAAACGGAAGGTGACTCACATGGACGAACGCCTGGTGATGAGTTTGAAAGTACTTCCCAACCAACCATACGGCAGCGATGTGCATGAAATGTATCTGTCGTTTGTATGCGGAGAACTGGAAGTTTGGGATCTGGAAACAGGAGAGATATTCAATCCGGAAGACTTTACGGACAAGAACGGGGAGCCGAAAGAACTGAGCGAAAGCACTATCCGGAACATTCTGAACAACCCGGCAAGCCAGCTGCTGATAGAAAAAGTCTTGCGTGGACGTATGGAGTTCTATCACGAGCAAATGCCGCACATGCACCGTCATGGCGGGGAGTTCTCTTTGTCACAAATAACGATGGATGACGTGGATTTGCCGCGCCGAATGAAAGGCGGCGAGTATGTGCATGCCTATTATGCCTATGATGCGGTGAGCCAGTGCCGTATCGGGCTGGCCTACGGACGGGATAAGGATGATGCTTTGGTAGTGGACTGTTTCCGTGATATGTTCCGGCTCATCGAACGCAACGGATGGGGTATTCCAGCCGGTATTGAGGTGGAGCAGCACTTGATGAGCAAGTATAAAGAAGGATTCCTGAAGTCAGGTGAGGTATTCAAGTTTGTGCATTTCTGTGCTCCGCAGAACTCACAGGAAAAATATGCTGAAGCTCTGAACGGTGCGTTCAAGACAACCATAGCACATAAGAACCATGAAGCCATTGGCCGCTGGCATAACAAAGGTGCACGGCGGGTGGACCAGAAGAAAGTGAGCGACAGCAGTAACCACACCTGGGAAGACCGAAAGTATTATACGTTTGAAGAGCTTGTGGCGGATGACCGTCGCGATTGTGAAGAATGGAACAATACGCTTCACCCCAACCAAAAGAAATATCCCGGAATGACCCGTTGGGATGTGCTTGTAGCCAAAATCAATCCGACCCTTCGACCGCTTGATAAATTGACTTTGAGCAGATATATCGGGGAAAAGGTAGATACCAGTATTCGTAGAAATTCCACAGTACGTGTGGCAAATGCAGACTGGTGGCTGAGCGGTCCGGAAGTGCTGGAGCAGTTGGAACCAAACAACCGCAGGGTGACGGCCTACTACCTGCCGGATGAAGAGGGTAAGCCTACGGATGTCTTCCTGTTCCAGAACGACCGCTACCTTGACAAGGTTCGTCCGGTAGTGACTTACAACCGGGTGATGGCAGAACAGACCGAAGAAGACCGGGCAGCCTATACAGAGCAAAACAAAGTTCTGAGCCATTTCAGCAAATACCTCAATGACCACGCCATCGGCAAGGTGGGAACCGGTACACCGGATCAGCCAACGGATGACCCGGAAGAGGAACTGGAACTTCCCCCGGTGGAACTATCCAATGATTTGCCAGCCGAATTGTCGGCAGATCCGGAATCAGATTATGAATGGCACTCCGGAATAAGCGAGGCAATGAGGGCCATCAGTGACATGTAAGAACAGAATTAGAACAACATTAAAACAGCGTTAGAATTATGATTACAGAAGCGCAAAAACAGAAGATTTTAGCAGCGATAGCCGCCAACCGTGCGAACTATCCCAGTGATGCCAAGCATGCTGCCTCTTTGGCCATCAGTACGTCTGTGTACAGTACAATCAAGAACGGACAGACAGACAAAGCCCTGAGCGATGCCAACTGGATAAGCATTGCCCGCAAATTAGGGGTGAACCTCCGTGGTGAAATGGAATGGAAAGCAGCCAAGACCCCGACCTTTGAATATATAACAGCCCAGCTGGAGTTCTCACAGCAGTCCAGCCTGTCGGGCATCCTGTGCGACATGCCCAATATCGGCAAGACTTTCACGGCACGTTATTATGTGCAGAGCCACAAGAATGCCGTGTATATCGACTGCTCGCAGGTAAAGACCAAATTGAAGCTGGTACGCAAGATTGCCGCGGAGTTTGGTGTGGACAGCAAGGGAAAGTATTCAGACGTGTATGAAGACCTGGTATATTATCTCCGTTCGATGGAAACCCCGCTTATCATCCTCGATGAAGCAGGCGACCTGCAGTATGAAGCTTTCCTTGAACTGAAGGCTCTATGGAATGCCACTGAACGCTGCTGCGCCTGGTACATGATGGGGGCAGACGGATTGAAAGAGAAAATCAACCGCTCCATAGAATGTAAGAAGGTGGGCTATACCGAAATGTTGAGCCGTTATGGTGACCGGTACAGCAAGGTGACACCAGATGATGGCAAGGAGCGCGAACAGTTCTTGAATAACCAGGCACGTATTGTGGCCAAGGTAAATGCCCCAGCAGGTGCTGATATAGCCCAGATTGTACGGAAGACACGCGGTGGTTTGAGAAGAGTCTATACTGAGATTGAAAAACTTAAAATGAATGAATTATGAATAGATGCAACAAAAACAATAAATCCCCTCGTGTGAAGACTGGAACAAATCAGTTACTGAACGAATTGCTTGCGCTACGAGAAAGGCTTGATGTGCTGATTTGCATGTGTGACGCAGAATTAAATCAGCGCCAAAGCATTCAGCCCTCCCGCCCTCTCCAAAGACCTTGTATGGAATGTATCGATGTCGAGTCACTTCCCATTCGTGAGTTGACAGTGGAGGAGGAGCACATGCTTGTAGGAGCGGATTTAGAAAGACGGTTTCAAAACGATGAAACCCATCATCCGTTCGCGTTGGAACATTGCTAAATAATGAAACTCTTATGTGTATTGAATCATTCATGATGCAAAAATATAAAAAAATATGAAGCGTGCGTACAGTCCGAAGGAAATAGCCGCCAAGAAATGGGTTACTCTGCCGTGGAATGAGAAATGGAGCAAACCTTTCGGGTTCCCGGCAGAGAACGCTTCGTGGTTCATCAGTGGTGCCAGTGCCAGCGGGAAGAGCAGCTTTGTGATGCAACTTGGAAAGGAACTGTGCAACTATGGGACGGTGCTGTACATGAGTTACGAAGAGAAAATCAACCAAAGCTTCCAACGGCGTATGGGTTATCTGAAGATGAATGAGGTGCAGGGTAAATTTCGCGTGGTGACAGAAGGCAGTCTGGAGGAAGTGATTGCCAGACTGAAAAAACCGAAAAGCCCGAAGTTTATCATCATCGATTCCTTTCAGGTGGCCGGATGGGATTATCCGCAGGCTGTGGAACTGATGGAAACCTTTCCGAAGAAATGTTTCATCTGGATTAGCCAGGAAAAGAAAAGCCAGCCGATGGGTGGCGGTGCAGTAAGATTGAAATATATCTGTGATATGAAGATTCGGGTGGTCGGTTATAAAGCTTATTGTCAAGGACGCGCCATTGGAGACCCGGGAAGCTATTATGTGGTATGGGAAGACGGAATCATTCAAACAAGTAATAATTTACCAAAGTGATTATGGATAATAACGAAAAGGCTTTTGAAAGCTACACCGGAACGGAAGAGTTCCAGATCCTGCTGGACGGAAATTCCAGCCGGGCAGTATTGGATGACTGGCTGGAGCGAAACATTCAAAGTGACCTGAAAGTGAGAAGAGCGAAAACGCCCGGTCATGTCGTAATAGAAACGGGTGATGTCTTGTTTGCACGTAATGTGCTGATATGGAATCCAAGTTGTAAAGTCAACATCAAAAAGAAGTGATATGGAAAAAGACAAAGTTTACATCAGTGGTGCAATAGCCCACTACAATATCGATGAGCGCAAAGGTGCGTTCCTCGATGCTGAAAACAGATTGCGTGCTATGGGGTTCGTTCCGGTGAATCCATTCAAAAACGGACTGCCGGATGAAGCGCACTGGAGAGAGCACATGCGGGCGGACATCCGTTTGTTACTGGATTGTAATTTTATCTATATGCTACAAGGATGGGAATTGAGTAAAGGAGCTAAGCTGGAGCTTGATGTGGCCAGTTCGTGTGGCATTAAAGTATTGTTTGAATAACCTTTTAATAGTGAATATATGGAAGAAAAACAGAAAGTTCAGGTCGTATTTGAATTTGACCGTTCCGAGTATGACGCGTATCTCTTTTTGATGAATCAAAAGAAGACGGAAGAGGTAGAGCAAATATGGAACACCATGAGCGGTGAGCCTGTGGTTGCGGATATTGATTTGCTTGAAGAGGACAGCCAGTCTGTAAAACTTATGATGATAAGTTTGGCAATTCTTTCAGTGGAGAAAAAAGTGAAAGGATGATATGGCACAGGAAGTAACCAATTTCGCCCGGTTCTATGCATTGTTCAACAAACTGCCTTATCAGGGCGATCGGGAGGAATTCAAAAAACAAATCGTGCTGCAGTACACGTGGAACCGGACAGACAGTCTGAAGGAAATGACGGCCAAGGAGTATGAAGTTTGTTGTACTGCCTTGGAGAAGCTGAGCGGACAAGACGAATGGCGGCAGAAACTACGTGAGGAGCTGCGGCGGAAACGGAGTCTCTGTCTGAACCTGATGCAGAAACTGGGCATAGATACATCCGACTGGGCACGAATCAATGACTTCTGCAGTAATCCCCGAATATCCGGCAAGGCGTTCAGACAGATTACGGTGGACGAACTGGAGGAGCTGGCGGTAAAGCTTCGGTCCATACAACGGAAAGGCGGCTTGAAGCCCAAGAAAGAAAAGCAAACGATTAACCCCGTGAGCGTGGTATCACTCATTCAGATTGACCCTGATGCTCCGGCAAACTGATTGGATATGGAAAATAGAAACACAAAGATTTTAGAGAATCTGAAAAAGGAAATCAATCTGCTTGCCTCTGATATGGAGAAGCAAGATGCAGCCGAGTTTTATAGTGAACTGGCTGACTGGGCATACGCCAACGGAGAGGCTATGCTGATGGAAGACGAACCTGAAATGCAGGATTATGAAAACCAATAACCCCAAAAAACAAGAATCATGGAAGAAATGAAACAAACGACCGTGGTAATGACGGCAGAGGAGAAGGCGGAATTTGAAGCCTTCCAGAGAGAAAAAGCAAAGAAAGCGGCAGAGGAAAAAGCCAAGAATGACCGCGAAATGTACAAACAGATGGTGGATGAGGAGATAGCCAACTCCATTCCGGTACTGCTGGGCATCAGTGAGCAGATCAAGGCAAGCAAGCAGACTGTGATGGACAACTTCAAAACCATTCTGGAAATGAAGGCAGACCTTTTCAAGACCAAGGTGAAGGATGACCAGCGCAGCCATACCTTTACTAACAGTGAAGGCGACAAACGAATCACGCTGGGTGTGTATGTGACCGACGGTTACCGTGACACGGTGGAAGACGGTATAGCCATTGTGAAGGAATATATCGAAGGCTTGGCCAAAGATGAAAAGACCAAGGCACTGGTGAGCATGGTGCTTCGTCTGTTGGCCCGTGATGCCAAGGGTACGCTGAAGGCTTCACGCATTGTGCAGCTTCGCAAAGTGGCCATGGAAACCGGAGATGAACGTTTCATTGAAGGTGTACGCATCATTGAGGAAGCCTACCAGCCGGAAGTGAGCAAACAGTTCATCCGTGCTGAAATCAAGAACGAAAACGGAATGTGGAAACCTATCCCTCTGGGAATGACAGAATCATAAATTATAGAACTATGATACAAGAAGTGGAGAAATCTCCGAAAGTAGCCCTGTGCCGTGCTTGCCACGGTACAGGTAAAGTGAAGAAAGTTGTAGAATATCCCTCTCGGATCTTTGGAAAGAAGCGAAGCGAAACCGTTGAGGAAGTCTGCAGACAGTGCGAAGGAAGTGGCCGGGTAACGGTAAGCGCAAAAATGACGCTTGACATCCGTCCCTATAAACCTAAAGTAGAACCATCTATGAACGATTAAACCTATATGGGAAAGCGGCACGGAGTTAGTTATCAGAAGCGTGTAGCAGAAGTAAACAGGATATATGACCATTATGCCAGTCACGGTGTACCGAACCGTGAAATATGGCGGCGGTACATATATCCTGTGTATGCTATTAGTGAGCGTACATTCTACAATATGCTTAAAGCGTCCGCAGACCCTAAAAACGATTTGCCGGACGATACGGTACAATTGAAATTTAACTTTGACTGGGAATGAACGAAGACGTTAAAAAAGTAGTGGCCCGGATACTGAAAGACATTCAGGTGGAAATGAGCGATGAGTTTGACAAGAACTTTGAGCGGCAGGCTTTTTTCAGTGAGAAATGGCAACGACGGAAAAGTCCCATCCGGGATGAAGGCAGAGCCATACTGACAGATACCGGGGCGCTTCGGAAAAGTATCGGGAGCCGGACGACGGAAAACAGCATTACCTTCTTTACTTCTCTGCCCTATGCGGCCATTCATAATGATGGTGGTGAAATAGTGGTGACAGGGCGGATGAAGCGTTTCTTCTGGCATAAGTATTATGAGGCCACCGGGTCGTTCGGGAGAAGGAAGGACGGAAAACTGCGGAAAGACAAACGAAATGCCCGGCTTGATACAGAAGCCGATTTTTGGATGTTCATGGCTTTAAAGAAAGAAGGAAGCACCATCAAGATACCCCGCCGCCGTTTCCTCGGCACATCGCCTGAAGTGGAAAAAGCCGTCCGTGAGATTGTAGAAGAGAACCTAACAGAGTATTTCACCATTGAATATAATATCATAAGAAAATGAGAAAAGAACTTTATCGGCTGCTTTGCAGCGAACTGAAGGCCATTGACCTTATCAAGCACATAGACTTGTGGAACCACAATGTGGAGTTCATCGAGCAGGAAGAGAACTGGGAGCGTCCGGCTGTCTTTGTGGAGTTCTGCCCTATACAGTGGAATGCGATTGTTCCCGGTGTGGAATACCGGGCAGAACCTTTGATCAAGCTGCACATCGTGACAGACTGGGAAGGTTCGAGTGCTGATGGAAGCGAGCTGCAGGAAGATGCGCTGAAGGTGTTTGACCTGCCCGGGCTGATTCATGCCAGACTTGTCGGCTTGAGTGGGGAAACCTTTCTGGAGCTGGATCTGGTGGAGAGTGATACCAATCACAACCATGAGGATATTGTGGAAAGTATTGAGGTGTACCAGTGTGTGGCCATCAAGCGGATGCAATAGTCGTCTTTATTAGAAAGGAAAAGCCGTGGACGTATAAATTACCGTCTGCGGCTTTTCTGTTCAATACAGGCAAAGTAAACACCATCAGGCGGCCTCTTTCTTGTAAAGCATCATATCCGTGTAAGAAGAGCTGTAATTCATGTGAGCATTGAATTCCACCTTTGTGCAGTTTTCAAAAGGATTACCCAAATCCCTATTTCTACCTATCCATTCGCACAACTCCAGAATTGAAGATTTGTTGGAAGTGAAATATACGTATGAATGTCCCTTCAGTACATTCAGCACATCCAGGTAGTCGGCCATATTCCAGTACATGTTATAGGTTCCTACGTCAGTGGACAGATAGGGCGGATCAACAAGAAATACTACCCCAGGAATATCTTTATACCGGTTGAACACTTCCTTGTAATCGCAAGATACGATTTCCAACCCTTCAAGATAGTCCGTACATTCCGGGTAGCTGGTCTTACGTATGTTGTTGTATAAAGCTTCCTTCCGCATATCCTGAACAGACAGTTTGTATTTCATGGAAAACAAGATAGAGGAGGAGAGGGTAATGAAATCCACATATCCGGTGGTATTCTCTTCCTGCTCGATGCGGCTGAATATTCGTTCACGCAGTTCTCCTTTAATGATTTTATGACGTGGTACGGAATTCCCTACCATTTCGCGAATGTCAGCAAGCAACTGATTTGTCTGCGGAATGTGCTTCATGCGGAAGCGGTAGTTATCAAAGTCATTATAGATAACAGTGGAGTGGGGCTTGAGGGATTTGGTAATGTGAGACAACAATCCGGAACCACCGAACAGGTCAACAAACAATGTTCCATCCGGATATTGCTCCAGCACTTTCATGAATTCCTTGGCGAACATGCGCTTTTGCCCGACAAATGGGAGAGGGGCTGACAGATA